ATCCAAGCGGCCAAGTCGAATTCCGGTGCAGATAAATATGTCTATAATGATGTAGAGGTTATTCGGCACAGTGAATTGTTGAACATTCAAGAACAGAAATTGAAGTTCATAGAGGAAATTCTTCGCAGTATCAATAACCGTTCCTTTGCAATAGGACACGCAATCGCGTTCCAGAAATTTACACAAGGCTCCGGGTGACAGATAAATTAACGATATCAAAAATCAGTGAAGTATATGTGAAAATCCACTGTGAGAAATGGATGGCCCAAGAACTCACCGATTACTTTCAGTTTAAGGTAGAGAACGCCCATTTCATTCCAGCCGTAAAAAACGGTTATTGGGATGGGTACATACGCTTGTTCAACTACGGCAACCAGAACATCTACTATGGTCTTGTACCGTATATTGAAAAGTTCGCAGCCGATAGGGATTACGAAATCACCTACGAGGGCTTACAAGGCAATGCTGAATTTTCTGCAAGCGAGGCTGTTGATTTTGTCAACTCCCTGCGTCTGGCAAAAATACCGAGAGATTACCAATATAAGGCTTTTGTTGATTGCGTAAGAGAACGCCGACAATTGCTACTGTCGCCGACAGCCTCAGGCAAATCCCTTATCATATATCTGTTGTTGCGGTACTACGACAAGAAAGCCCTTGTGATCGTACCGACCACTTCGCTGGTCCACCAGATGAGTACCGACTTTTTGGAGTATTCAAAGGGCGAATATGAAACGCACCTTATCATGGCTGGTAAGGATAAAGACGCACCGCAACAGACGTACATCACCACATGGCAGTCGGCTTATAAAATGCCTAAAGCCTACTTTGACCAGTTTGATGTTGTGATTGGTGACGAGGCTCACCTATTCAAAGCGAAATCATTGACCAGTATCCTTGAGAAAATGACCGATGTGACCAACAGATTTGGTTTGACAGGAACCCTCGATGGTTCTGAAACGCACAAACTGGTACTTGAGGGTTTATTCGGGCGAGTGAATAAGGTTATCAGCACCAAGGAATTGATCGACCAGGGTCATATCGCCGAATTAAAAATCAAAGCCATTGTGCTTCAATATCCAGACGCTTTAAAAGCGGAAAATAAAAAGCATAAATACCAAGAGGAAATGGATTTCCTTACGTCATACGAACCACGAAATAGGTTCTTGAGGAATCTGGCTCTTTCATTGAAAGGCAATACTTTGTTGCTATTTCAATTTGTCGAGAAACATGGAAAGATTTTGTTTGATGATATCCAAGCACATACAGCAAAAGGTAGAAAAGTCTTTTTCGTTCATGGCGGAACTGATGCAGAAACTAGGGAATCGATTCGGGCTATTACTGAAATGGAGTCTGATGCTATTATTGTGGCTTCTTACGGTACTTTCTCAACTGGTATTAACATTGTCAATCTACATAATCTTATACTTGCTAGTCCTTCCAAGTCTCGTATTAGAAACTTGCAATCGTTGGGCCGCAGCCTGCGTCGGTCAGATACAAAAACTCAGGCGGTTCTTTTCGATATAGCAGACGACCTAAGTTACAAGACCAAACGAAACTACACGTTGAACCATTTCCTGGAAAGAATCAAAATCTATTCCAGTGAAAAACTCTCATACCGCTTATATAAGGTAGAATTAAATGAACGATCTGATAGGTCAAATTCGCTATTTTAAGTTGATGAACGGTGAAGATATTATTGCTCAAATCGTGGAAGATGACGAGATTTATGTTTACATAACAAACGCCTTGAAAGTCATGCTACCACGCGACCCTAACCCTCGCGATGGATATTATTCATATCTCGCTAAATGGATTCCAACGCCCGTAGGGCAAGTTGTCCCGGTGCCGCTGATGAACATCGTCGCAATCGCTCCGATACTCGACTCACTGGAAGATTATTACCATAAGTATTTTGATGAATTGGAACCTGTGTTTGATGAAGATACAGTTGAAGAATTGAAAGCAGAATTCGATCTTGCCGAAGAATCTGGAATTCAACCAGATACTAGAAAAGAAGCAGATAGACGAATATTCAAGAAGATCTTAGAGGGAATTGAACCAGGAAGTAAAACAAAGATACATTGAATAACCCTACATAGTGATCATAACACCATGTCAAGCATTTGTCAAGTAAAAAGGCCTAATATACCGAAATAAAAAGTATTGACAGGGTGAGTAAATTGGTGTATACTGGTACCTATATTATGGAGTAAAGTATGACAAGAAAAAAGAAAAAGCAACCGGAGCATTATGTTGATAACAAAGTTTTCCATGGTGCGATGGTCGAATTCAAAAACCAAGTTACTGAGGCGGAAGCCTCTGGTCTGCAAAGACCAAGAGTACCAGCCTATATTGGCGAGTGTTTCCTAAAAATCGGTGAACGATTATCAACACGGCCCAATTTCAGCCAATACCCCTTTCGTGAGGAAATGATAATGGACGGGGTTGAGAACTGTCTGCAATATATTGACAACTTCAACCCCGAGAAATACAATAACCCATTTGCATATTTTACACAGATTATCTGGTACGCTTTCCTTCGCAAGATCGCCAAAGAGAAAAAGGCGCTTTACACCAAATTCAAGGTGACAGAAAACCAAAACATATTTGATATGACCTCTGAACAACAAGCCACCGATTCTGGCTCATATGATACCAACTATAAACCAGGCGAAATGTCGCAAACATATATTGATGAATTTATTGTTGATTTTGAAAAGACCAAACGGCGCAAGATAAAGAAACGCAAGGGACTTGAAAAGTTTATGGAGGATACCGATGTTACCGATGAATAGTGATGCAAGAGAAGCCTGGACCAAAATCTGGGTTGCCGCAGAAGATTATAGAACAGGCTTTCATGGCACTTCTCAGGGCATAGTTATCAGTGGAAAAGAAAGCGTGGCTCTTGATGATTATATCACCAAACTACAAGCGGAAATCAGGGAACTGAAATTCTGGCTTGAGCCTATGCCTGATTTAGATTCAAAGGATGATCTTGATGCTGAATTGGATAAACTTGCTGAATCCTTTGCCGCTTCTGAATCAAGTAGTCGTCAAGAATAGCCTGTCTCTGAAATGAAATGCCCCGAATGTGGAGACACCAAGCTATCGTATAGTTTTCTGTGCCCGTGATGTTATCGAAGGTTACAAAATAGCAGACAAAAAGAATGTCTGTATTGTAAGCCCGACCCACGCGACGGTTGGTGCCAATTGACTGGTGACAAAGAACTTGAACTGGCGAAACGGAATGTTGACAGTTTTATCAATCAAACATTCCCTAAAGACTATGGAGAACAGTGATGAAAGAAAACACCAAACTTTTGTGGGTCGTAGTATTTTTATTGGGTGCGATTTGCTGGAATGCATGGGATATCGCATATCTACAAAAAGACAACGAACTATTATCAGGGCGAATCACCATACTGGAAACCAAAATGCAGTTTGTACGATGAAATGGATTTATCATAAGTACATGATCGCCTGTCCTGTAACTATATCACCATGGATGATTTACAAAATCTTCGGTATAGAAATTTACCGCAGAAAATTAACCTTAGAACAAATGAGAGAAAAATTATATGAAAATAGCCCCTAAATGTGTGTTCTTATAAATAGTATCATGGTAATAGAAAGGTATTACGATGAATATTATCTATAAGATTACTTATTTACCCCATGTTGAAAACAAAACGCCGCCATTTTTCTATATTGGTTCCAAGTATCATTACGATGTAAAATATATGGGTTCACCATCATCAAAACAACAAGATTGGTACACCGGTAATTTGACTATTAGGGATTGGTGGAAAAAGGAAGTGAAGGAACATCCGGAACTTTTCAGGTTTGATATTATAGAAACCCATGATGAATATACCCCGCACGAACTGGTTGAAGCGGAAAAGTTTATTCACCTGAAATTAGATGTGAAACTTTCGCCTCATTATTTCAATAAGAGTATTGCCACGACCGGCTGGGTATCTATACCCAGAACCGAGGAAACCAAACAAAAGGTGAGAGAAATAACTCAAACATATTGGGACACAAATCCAAATGCGGTTGCCCGGCGACAAGCCGTTGTTGAATTGAATAAAAAGACGAAATCCAAAGAACAGCGAGAATTATGGTCTGACCCCGTTTACCGTGATAAACAACAAAAGCGAATTCAAAAATCGGCGGAAACTCGCCGATATAAAATACATGCCCGGGGGCAAATATTTGGGTGCGCCAAGGATGCTGCCTTATCTTTTGATATGACTACATCAAATGTATATGCCCGTTGTAAAAATATAAAAATGAAAGATTGGTATTATGTCATACCAGGAAGTGAATAAATGAAAATTGCAATTATTACCGACACGCACCATGGGGCCAGGAATGACAGCCAGATTTTCTCGGAATATTTTCGAAGGTTCTACGACGATGTTTTCTTCCCGACATTGGAGGAACACGACATTGATACCATCATACATGCTGGAGATTGTTTTGATAGACGAAAGTTTATAAATTTCGTTACCCTACGGGATGCCAAGTCGATGTTTTTTGAGCCTTGCCATAAGAAAAATTATCAACTCCATATGGTCGTCGGAAATCATTGCACCGCATATAAATCCACGAACGATGTAAATTCTCAAACGCTACTTTTAGAGGATGGCTACGATAACATTCATGTTTATGCTGGTCCAGAAGAAATCGAGATCGAAGGCACCAAGATTTTGATGTTGCCGTGGATCAACGCAGAGAACTATGCCGCCACCATGAGCGCGATTGAGGATTCAACGGCTATACTTGCGATAGGTCACCTTGAAGTTGCGGGCTTCCGTATGTATAAGTCGTCCTTGAATAACGACGGTCTCGACCGAGATATGTTCGACAAATTTGATATGGTTCTTTCAGGTCACTACCACCATAAGTCGTCGCAAGGCAATATCCATTATCTCGGTAACCCATACGGCATTACATGGTCTGACTACAACGACGACCGAGGTTTTCACATACTCGACACAGAGGATATGAGTCTTGAGTTTATACGAAATCCCTACGAGATATTCCACAAGGTTTGGTACGACGACGAGGACAAAGACTTAGGCACCGTGCTTGATGTTGATTTTTCAAATTTTACCGATACCTACGTCAAGGTCATTATCACCAAGAAAACGAACCCGTTCTTTTTCGATAGGTTCATTGATGAATTGGACAAGGCGGATACGGTAAATATTCAAATCGTTGACGACCATTTCAATGCCCATGAAGAAAGTGAAGACGATATTTTAGAGAATGTAGACGACACCCTTACCATTCTTACCAAATACGTTGACGAACTTACCATCGACCACGGCAAAAAAGAACTTGACAAACTGCTCCGAACTCTATACAATGAGAGTCTTATGGTGCAAGATGCTTGACAAATCCCGCCAAATGTGATATGATCAATATATGAATGGAGTACCGACCCTATGACTTACCGCACTTTTGAAGAAATGGACAAGGCGCTTGACGATCTCAAAAAGAGAATTACAGAACTTGAACGCCGGGAGGTAATCCCCAAGAGCTTTCCAGATTTCTTCGCCCCCGCACCCACAATTCCCGAACCACTTACCAAATTTTGGAGTTGTGAAAAATGTGGTTGGCAGTTTGAATCTGGTAAAGCATATGGGATGGTATGTAGTACCTTAGATTGCCCCTCAGGATTAGGACCAATAGTATGTTGAAAACTTTGAAAGACAATGACGCCGAAGCCCTGGAACGCCATGCAGGTTTGAATGGTACAGGCGCCCGACTGAATGGTATTGAATGCCCTATGTGTCAAGCCGAGCTGGTTGATGTAAACCCAATGATGGCTCTAATGTCTCACCCACCAAGATATCAAGTGGGTTGCTCCGAATGTAACTGGACAGGAACACGATATTGATTACCTTCAAAACCGTAAAATGGCGAAATTTGTTATCCACTGGCGCAGAGTGGACCGAAATTGATCTGCTAGCCCATAACACCACTCTTATCATTGGCCACAATGGCGCAGGTAAATCGACGGTCCTTGATGCGCTTACGTTTGCCCTATTCAATAAGCCCTTCCGCAAAATCAAAAAGCCACAAATGCTAAACACAATCAACCTCAAGAACATGATGGTTGAGGTGACGTTCTCTGTCGGCAGCATTTTTTATATGGTACGCCGTGGCATGAAACCCGCTGTGTTTGAGATTTGGAAAAACGGCAAGATGCTTGACCAGGACGCCAAGATTGGCGACTACCAATATGTCCTTGAAAAGACCATTCTGAAATTGAACTACAAATCATTCACCCAAATCGTGGTGCTTGGCAATTCGTCGTTCGTTCCTTTCATGCAATTATCAACAGGCGCCCGCCGTGAAGTGATTGAAGATCTACTTGATATTCAGATTTTCTCATTGATGAACGGCCTATTGAAAGAGCGCATTTCAAGCAACAAGCAAGACCGCTTATCGACCGAGAACGCTATTGACTTGACCGAAGAAAAAATAGATGTTCAAGAGGGCTATATTGAAACTCTAAAAAGCAACAACGCCGATAACATTACCAATATTGAAACGGAAATCAAAGGTACGCTGGTGGCTATTAATGCCCACCAAGTTTCTATTGGTGAACTGACAACAAAAGCCAGCCAACTTATGGCGTCTATCACTGATGAACAGCCGAATAAAAAATCTATCACAGAACTTGGCAAGATTGAAGATCAGATAACGCAGAGGCTGCGGCGGCACAAGAAAGCCATTTCTTTCTTTGAAGACAACGACACTTGCCCAACTTGCGAACAGGGAATAGAGGAAGATTTCAAGACGGCTCATGTTGATGCAAGGGAAAAGAAAGTGGTGGAAATCGCCGCGGGCTTGACCCAGTTAGAAGCCAAACTTGAGTCTATGGAAGCAAGACGCGAAGAAATTCATGCCGTCAATCAAGAGGTCGCACAGTATAACACAACTATTATGGTAGAAAATAACAATGTTACCAGTTTGAATACTTACGTCAAAAAACTGAATAAAGACATTGATGCCTTGCGTGAAGTAAAAGATGATTGGCATGAAGAAGAAAAGAAACTAAACAAGCACCAGAAAGACTTGGTTGTAAATGAAAGCCGACGGACAGAGTTGATAATGGAAAAATCCATTTTCGATCTTGCGTCGACTCTGTTGAAGGATGGTGGTGTGAAGACGCGAATCATTCGCCAGTATGTTCCCATTATGAATAAACTTATCAACAAGTACCTTGCGGCTCTGGATTTCTTTGTTGGTTTTGAACTTGACGAGCAATTCAATGAGGTCATTCGGTCGCGTAACCGTGACGAATTTTCATACGCCTCTTTTTCAGAGGGCGAGAAACAGCGAATTGATTTGTCTCTGTTGTTTACATGGCGCGCTGTGGCTCGTATGAAGAATTCGGTATCGACCAATCTGTTGATGCTTGACGAGATTTTTGATTCGTCATTGGACCCAGCAGGTTGTGATGAGTTTATGAAACTGTTACACGACCTTGGCGCTTCAGCCAACGTGTTTGTTATTTCCCATAAGGGCGATGTTCTACAGGATAAATTTGAGAACACCATTCGGTTTGAGAAACATAAGAACTTTTCGAGGATAGTGGAATGAGATTTTTGATGGATGAAAAGCGGCATCTTGTTTGTCTGCCTTACTCTATCGAAAATCTACACTTGATGGCCGATATATTATGTATCAGTAGAAATTGGTTCCACAAAAATCACTACGATATACCGAAGCGGCGTATTGAAGAAATGAAATCGAAATGTGAAGTTGTCCGACCAAGAGAAATCGTGGGCATCATAAAGGATAATGAAAATGATTGAAATGAGATTGGTGACTGGTATTCCCGATGGTTTTATGAGTCCTAAAACCCGCCTTCAATATCGTGACCAGCCTGAACTATATGGCAGCGGCATCCAGGCTGTATGGTTGAATATCCCTGAAGTGGATTTCTTCAAAGATTTCGACAAGCAAGACCGAGTGGCTTTTAACCCGGAGTGGGTAGGCGAATGAAAACGCCACAAGAATATTATGACGAGTCGGATGGTGACCCAAGGAAAATGGGTAAAGCATACGCCGCCGACGTTGCAAAAGAATTTGTGGATGTTCAGCCGATGCCAAATATTGACTTGATGAAAGTTGCCGAGCATCCAATATGGCAAAGTTTTTGGGAAAGACATACCAAATGAAATACAAAGTGATTTACTCTGACCCACCATGGGCGTTCAAGACTCACTCTGAAAAGGGAATGGGTAAGTCTGCGGAAAATCATTACCCCACAATGAAACTGAAAGAGATTTGTGATCTACCAGTGGCTGATTGGGCTGACGACGATTGCGTTTTGCTTATGTGGACCACAGGACCGTTCCTTGAAAAATCATTTGAGGTTATCAATTCCTGGGGCTTCACTTACAAAACCATGGGATT